CTATAAGTTAGTTGATAACAAGCGGGTGGTCTACTATCCTTATCCATATCATCATGATGATAATGGTAATCCATCACTTATAAAGCCACTGAATATAAAAGGATAGTAACATTGTAGTTAGAACAATTCCAGCTGATATGGAAAGGACAATTTGTGCCATTACTTTGCTCCAACAAGTTGTGCTAGTTGTGCTTGATGACGACGATTTTCTTTTTGTTTTTGTTCTTTAATAAGTTGTAGGAAGTTGAGTTTCTGAATCACTTATGTCCCTCCTTTACAAAACGAACACCACGATAGTTTTCGTTATACTGTTGGGGTTGTTGCATCATCTGTTGTTGATAAGAGATACGCTTCTCAGTATCATACTCAACACCGCGATAAACGACTTTGGACATTGGTTTTCTCCTAAAGAAATGAGAGGTTTTAATTCCCGTTCCTTCAGTCGGCTTTTGCGTCTAATGGAAAGTTATCCCACCTACAAGTTTTAGGCGAAACATCTTTAATTTGTTGAATGAGATCTTGTCTGACACTTATTGGAAGTTCGTGATAAGATCCCATCCCAGATATCACAATGTTTGCCTGAAAACAGGTAAGAATAATAAGGGTTTCCATAGATGAACGATCCGTTCCGAGTCGGCTTACTTGCGTCCTATTTAATTTTTAGCACCTTTTGATAACATCCTTTCGGAGTTCTAAAAGCAATCGGTCTTCCATTCTTTGATTTACTACATCGTCGTTTTTAACGATGTCCATTAGTTCCCACGCGGCGTCACAACTTATAGTCACAGGGTATGATTTGGGTTGTGGCGTTGAAACAGAAAGAAGTGGAACCCATGCCAAAAGCAAAAGTGCTTTAGTCATAGGATGAACGTTAGGAGATTAGTATACTCCTATTCTTACTATCTAGGCAAGTTATTCTGTAACTTATGTTACAAATTTACCTAACTTAACCTCCATAAATCATTCCAAAGGTCATTAAAACAAAACAAAAAACTGTAAACACCATGAGACCTATGCCTGTCCATATTACCCAGTTTGGCATAGATTCATAGTTATGATTATGTGACACTGTTTATTTTGGCTTCTAATTCATTTATGCGACTAAATTCTGCATATGCTTGTTCAGATCTTTCATGCAGAATATCCATGAGATCATTGTAAATTACTTCAACGTCAACGTAATCATTAAAGTAAGTTTCAAGGGCTTCCCGAAGGTATCTTTTACGATTCCATTCTGGGGAATAGGGTTTGTAATCCATGATAAGGGTGATTATATAATGCGATTATAGAGGATTTACTTTATGGTGTCAAGCAAAAAGAGAGGGATTTCTCCCTCTCTAGATTAATCAATATTAATAAACAAGAATATTTTTACATATTCGTTTACATGTTTGTTGGTCATCATCACACTCAATTAAACAATTAAAATAATCATTGACCAAATCTAATTCATCATTACATTTATCTACAGTTTCTTCAAAATGTTTCCATTCAGCCATTTGATTGTAAGAAATAAGATTGTGCATAATAACCTCCACGCACAAAGAATCTCATAATAAAGGAGTTTTCGTTCATTTGTATCACCTCATATATTATACTATTATCTATACACTTTGTCAGGAAACCTTAACAAAAATTTATACCTACTCTTCTTCAAGTTCTTTTAAGTAATCTTTCCACCATTGAGGATCTTTTTGGGTTTTCCAATCTGGCACTTCCATCCCTCTCTCAAAATACCATTCAAACAAGGCTTTATCTATTTTCTCCGCAATCTCAGTTTGTTTCATTCTCTTCATCAGAATCTCCATATGGGTCTTCCACGTAGGGTCCGTGTTCTCGTTTGGAATCTTCTCGGACATAATTGACTTCTGATACGCTAGAGGACAACCAGACAGATACTTTCATTATAACATAGATTATCGCAAGTGGCAGAAAACAAAGTGAAAGTATTATAGTGTGTTTCATTCTTCTATTTCAAAACACTTTTCAAACTTATCTCTTAACTCATTTAGTTTCGTTTGTTGTTGAAACTCCATGATATGTGCATGTATTTCTTTTTCTTCTTCGGTGAGTTTCATACGATGTTTTTGTTTAATATCAATCAATCGCACCATATCCATATAATGTTCTGAACTTTTATTAACAAACTCTTCGTAAGTCATCAGTCACGTTGCCTCCAGTCATCTGGTTTATCTCTACCATCAGTCCACCAGTCAACCATATCATCAATACTATCAAAACCACGTTTACCAAAGCGTTCATGACCTAAACCACCGATATCAAGTTGATTTAAAAAGTCATCCATATCACCATCTTGCATGTCTGGGTTTTCTGCTTTGCGTCTTGCTTGACGTAGCATGGTGCCAGCAGTGCGATTAGCTTTTGCTAACTTCTCTGCCCAGATCATTTCTTCTAAACCTACCGCTTCACCTAAGACAATTTTTCTGCAGATGCCTTCTAAGCGCAGGCGATATTGTGTAGAGAGCATGGGTAATCTCCATATAGGATTATTTAGAATCTAATTATATCACCTTTCAATATAACTTAGGGTATGATTTGTTGCATTTAGTTGTTGAATGATTATATCACACCCAATTTTTGGATTACAATCTCCACAAGTATACACATCACATGCGGCTTTACCAGATTCTGGCCATGTATGAATACTTATGTGACTTTCGGATAACAAACACAATACCGTAACTCCTTGTGGATCAAATTTTTTAAAGATAGTTTGACATACAGTTGCACCACTTGCTGCAGCTGCGTTTTCTAAAAGATCCATAAGAAAATGCTCATCGTTCAAATGAGCGAATGAGCATCCAAATAAGTTAAGAAGATAGTGTTTTCCCATTTATGTAGGATTATCCTCCTGGTCCTTTAGTAAACGGTTTACAATTTTTTCGTTTCCATCCATCATGGCTACAGTGAAAATAGAAGATCGCATATACCTTTTGATTTTTTTGTACTGCTTTTTCACATCTTTAATTGCATCAAGATTCATCTCGATGTTCATATCACCAGAGATTACTTTTTCTTTTTCTTCTCTGGTGGTTGATAGTTCCACATCTTTGGGTTCGCTTTTCCCTCTGTCCATTTCATTCCTCTAAAATCACGATATTTGTCCCAATAGTGATCAAAAATATCACTTTGGAGTCCTTGAACGACATCAAATCGTTCTTCATTGTCATCCCCATAAGTTACCAGATAGGAATCTCTTGGAAGAGAAATATCTTTAGCTACAGATGGGTCACAATTCACATGAATAATATTAATACCTTTACCCATCTCAGGAACGATTCCCCCATTGAATATCAGGATACGCCTCGGAAACAAGTTCTTTGGTAATATTATATTTAGTTTGTAACTTCTTATCCTTTACAAGGCACAACACTTCAGCCTCTCCTGGATGAAAAGACTCCAACATATTGATAAACATCGTTTCTTTACGAAGTTTATTCATTGCATCATTACCACCTTTTACAAAGTTAAAAAACTTAGACCATTCTTTACGAATGTTTGAAGATGGATTTTTTTCTGCGTCTTCCTTGGATTGGATAGGAACATCACCCTCAGGAAGAACTGACTGAATACTTGGGTCAAAATTCCAAATCAAAAGAGATTTAATGAAATTTTCGTTATATTGTTGAAGAATACCAATTTTTTTATCTTTGGTTCTTTCTGCAACAACAGCAGCAAAAATTTCATGAACATAAGAACTAGGACTCAGTTCGATCTTTTCTGCAGGTTTTATGATTTTAGGAGTCGTTGTCTTTTTTGCGACTGGTTTTTTAGTAGTTGTTGATGGGGGTTTTCTACTACTACTAGTCGTCGTCTTCTTCGTAGTCGTCATAGCTATTTTCAAATCGTACGGCAATTATTTCATCAGGAATAATATTCCCATTGTTGTCAAACATTTCTGGATGAGCAAATACTTGTTGAGGAGTGGAGAATACCACATGTTCTTTCCATAACCATCCAACTATACCACCAATCATCAAGAACATTAGTGACATTAAACAAAAGATGGCAACTAATGGTGTTGTCATGGATATACCTCCGAGAGATTACTTTTTTCTAATATCTAATGAAAAGTTTAGATAAAAATGAATCTCTCTTTTGAAGAGAGAGACCATTTTACCAAAACTAAATTGAAACGTTTTTGGTGCTTCAGGTTCTCTCCTCCTTTTTCTTAACAATAATTCCACACCTCTATTTATGTGAAGCTCTTTTGGCTCACTCATACTCAAATAACTGCAAGTTCCTTTAAGTATGAAATTGTATCACTACATCCACCCAGATGTTTATCGTCCATTACTACTTGAGGAAAAGTAGATCCCTTTCCAAATTCAGCGTAAAATTCATCTTTAGTGAAGTGTTCCCCTAAAGTATACACAACAAAGTTTTTTCCACATAATTCAAGAACCTGTTTGACTTTATAACAATACGGGCATTCTGGTTTGGAATATACAGTAAATTTCATTTCATCCTGTGATATTTTGTAATATTTAGAATTGTGATTTATAGTAAATAATACACCAAAATCTTAGTTGTGTCAATATATACTACTCATTCATTGGATGACCGGTACGCCATACTGTTGTATTAGGGGGATCACACTTTGCGTCCCAAGATCGTACAAGCAATTCAGTAAAAAGTTCCATTTTTTCCGGGTGAACTGAAGCTGGATGAGTGTTGATGGCCTTTTTGAGGGCAACGAGTTCTTTCCATTCTTCGTCCGAAAGAGGTTGAGTACTGGACTGCGAGTAGGTCATAGGTCTCCCGTTTGATTGTGTTCAAATTCTAACACACAATCTAATACTATCTAGTAGACTTAATAATTTCTTTGGGATTGCGTTACATAGATGTAACAATTAATTATCTATAAATTTTTCCAAAGACTCAAGATCATCTTGAAGTTCCTTTTCTTGTTTTTTATCATTATAATAAGACCATAGTGCATTATGGACATCCATCAGGTGATCCACCCAAAACCCTACAGGATAAATGCCTAGAGAATCCTGAAGTCCACGGTGACTTGTTCCTTCTTCTTCTGCCTTACACATAATGTAGCAGATTGCCTGCACCATATCAACTTTATCTTCTTCAGAAAGCATGAAATACTTTCCTACTGCACGTTGCTTTGCTTCTTCATTTTTCTTCTGAAGTTCTTTACATGCATCAGAGTCCCACCACTCCTGAAGGGCTTTACCGAATTCGTTGGGTTGTTTTTCATCCATAATGATACTGTCTCCACTCTTCGACATTAGTTCTTTCAAGGTCAAAAATGATTTTATTGACAGGAGCTCTGGGTTTACGAGCCAATTTCATACCCGTATGTTCAAGAAGCATATTTCCTTTTTTGGTATTGCATGAGGAGCAGGCTACTACTAAATTTTCCCAGGTGTCTTCACCGCCTTTAGAACGAGGAATGACGTGATCTATGGTTAGTCTAGATCTAACACCACAATATTGGCAAGTATTATTATCTCTTCTATAAATCATAGATCGAGATGGAGCAATATTCATAATTTTGGATAGAGGCAACTTTACATAGTCTAAAAGTCTTATGACTCTACTTGAAAGAACTTGTGCTTTTTCTTTTAAAAGTAAAACAATTGCTCGTTTCCAGTTTGTAAAGTTGATTGGTTCATAACTAGAATTTAAAACCAATATTGTTTTGTATGGTTCTATAGGTAACTCATGCATAACTTTTTTATGAGCTATCAATATCTAGTTAAGATCCAAACGGACCCCAACGACCTCTTTTAGTATCCTCATCGCCATTCATTCTTTCTTCCAATTTATCAATCAGAGCATCAGCACTGATTAGATTATCAATTTGAAATATCAACTCTGCAATATGTTTACCAACGAAAGGTTTCTCTTGTCTTGCAGCATATGAAAGAGCATTACGCAAAGCTTGTTCAGCTTCTTTCAAACTATTTTCTACTGATTCTGATAGTGCCATAATTAAATCTTAGTGTTTGATCGAGTTTGTTGAAATTCTTCTACAATTTCTAAAATTTTTCTAGATGTTTTCTTTGATGCTTCTTCGTTCCAACTTTCATTTGAAACATTCAAGAGATAGATTTCATTTGATATAGAATCAATGAGTTTATCATAATTAGTCATTTTGTGATTTTAAGAGATTGTGATAACGTCTGACTTCAGGATCATCATAATCAGCGCATCGTGGGTAAAAAATACCTTCTCGATAACAAGCGTGTTCTGGATCCTGTTTAGCATATCTTACTGTAGATGGGGGAGTTTGTCTAATGTTGCAAACCTCTCCTTGTTTCTCCATAAAATTAGAAAAACAAAGACCCCCAAGAATTGGAGCGAGAAACTTAATAGTATACATTAACACTCATCCATTCCAATTGTTTTGACAACCTTTTCAAGACGATAAGAGCCCTCACCCAGATCAACCCACTCCACTTGATCACCTTCTTTCAGATTTGCTGCTTCTAAAAGATCATCAGGGAATGTTACACAGTAAATATCTTCATCAGTATCTTCATCTCTGACTTCTTCTACAGGTAGAATCCACTTCTTTACTTTACCTCCTTTAACGACAGTTTTTTCTGTAGATCCGATTTTACGTTTAGTTACGGTCTCACCGCCGTCAGGGGACTCATAGATCCAACCACCCCCATACTCAATCCGAGAGGAATCATTGCGAGAAATAGCGTCTAGTTCAGTACGTTTGTTATAATATTCTGCTTCACGCAAATTGTATTCACGAGATTTTTCCTTTTCTTCTTTATTTTGATTGTACTCTTCAGGGTAATAATTTTCTTCCCAGAAATCATTCCAAGCACCTTGACACTCTGGTGATGGATCATCTTTATCACAAGACTTAATTTTACTCTGATTTGCGAGATATTCCATGTCACTATGACCCCAAGGTGGCATACATGGGTTCTCTTCTTTACACTTGATTACTGTCTCGTTCCAAGCTTTCTTAAACTTCTCGTCAAACTCTTGAAGATAGTATTGAAGATATTCATCTACAGCATAAAGAAGTTTTTCCACTTTTTCATGGCGATGTTCTTCGTGTGCGTCAATAGCAGAATCCAAAATTTCACGAGCAGAACAAATCTTAGACGTTACCATCTCAAGATCATTCATTACTTCCCATACTTTGTCATAATTCATCTGCAGTTTCCTCCAAGTTAAGTTTTAATTCAACTGCTTCCTCTATAATAGTCTTAATCTGGTCATCTGTCAACTCATTCATCCAATTCCACCTCTTATCTTTTGGATCCCACTCAAAAGCAACAGATCCATCAGGATTTTGAATAATATTTAACCCAGTAGGGTGCAATTCAGTTTTATCCATTTATTTTTCAAGTAATTGTTGAGTTTCTTCAAACCAAAGGTAGTCCAAAGACGAATTATTTAGAGTTTTAAGTGCATCTGTCGGAGTTTCTGCCAATGGTTCTCCAGCTAAATTAAAACTTGTGTTTAATAATATTCCGTGTCCAGTCAGTTTCTTAAACTCTTGCAAGAGTTTATATAAGTAACCATTCTTCTTAGACACTGTTTGAACTCTACATGTTCCATCTATATGAGTCACTCCTGGTATAATTTTACCATAGTTTTCTCTCACTGGAAAACATATTGTCATATACGGACTGGATTTCACTCTTCCCATGTCAAAGTAAATGTCAGCATCTTCTTCTAATACTACACAAGCAAATGGTCTATACCATTCCCTTTTTTTAATCTTATTCACGATATCTTTTGCATTCTGATGTAACGCATTAAATAATATAGAACGATTTCCTAAAGCTCTTTGACCTGACTCAGCTAAACCAGTATATACTGCAATAGATTTATTTTGATTCAATAAATTAGCAACTTCTTTAATAGACGTAAAAACGCCTTTATAAGATGATATATCATAATTTGTTCCATGAACAAAAGTTGTTTCTACAGGATTTGGAACTTTGTTTGTTAATTGAACATAAGTATTCATTGCGGCACCAATACTTATGCCGTTATCGTTACACAATGGTTCAAAATAAAATTCAACATCAGGAAATCTTTGCAAATAATAATAATTTGCAACAATATTCATACCATATCCACCAGAAATACATACTTTTTTTATTCCTGTCTTTTTTATAGAGTCTTCTATTAAATCCCCAACAGCCTTTTGAGTTTGTTGTTGAACCTCATAACAAAAATCTGAATGTAATTTGTAATTATCTTCTTTTATTTCTTTGATTGGTGTTGTTAGGAAGTGTTGTATTTCTTTTGAAGAATTACTAAAAAACTTGTTATTGAGAGTATTTTTCCCCAAAAACAAATTTTCAAATAGTTTATTGGGAGATCCATAGGAAGAAAGGCCCATTGCCTTTCCGCAATCATGGTGAGTATGTCCTATTAGTAAAGCCGCAATATTATATACAGTTCCTATACCAAAAACATTTTTACAGTCATAATCAGATAATTCTTCTGAAGGATTGTTATTTGTAATCCACATATTCAAAAAATTTTCGGCAGTAAGATCCTCAGAAGCCAAAATATCTTTTATTACATTTTTGTAAAGTAACCTATTTTTTCTAGAATTAAAATAAAAAATACTCTCCACTTCTAAAAAATTATTTTTAATGGTAGATCCAACTCCATCAACAACTACAACTAAACTTTCATCAAATTTACTATTATAAAAAGAAACAGAAGCATGATTTAAATGATGATCTTGTTGTAAAATCAACTTTACGTTTGGATTATATTCTTTACATTTTTCAAATAATGTTAATATTAATTGATCTGGGTTATTGAAGTTAGACACGCAAATTACATCTAATTTTTTCTTCAATTTGGAAGCGATGCCTGAAACCAAGTTCAATATAAACTTATCATTGTCATCATGTTTTTTTCTCGTATACCTTTCGACTAAAAAATATTTCTCCAGACTACCATTGTTTAGAATGCATACTGAAGAATCATGACCCAAATGAATACTTAATATCAACATTTTTCTAAAAATTTGGTTAGATCTTCCATTTTTATTTTCATTGTCATTTTATGGTCATTAGGTTTACCATAAGTAAAAAAATCTTCTAGGGAAAACTTATGATGATGATTTTTCCACCAATCTTCTATCAATCGACTGCAAATTATGTCTATTGGAAACATTTTATTATTATTCTGCTCACTATCACCCATTATATTAACATTTAGATTAAAAATAGGAATTGAGTATGTAATTCCAATGTCAAATAAATTTGAGTCTCCAGTAATATGTGTTTTACCATATCTTTTATGAAAAGAATTATCTATAAATGTTAATCTATATTTTCCATCACGATACATTAGATTCTTAAGTTTTTTTGCATATGCACGATTTATCAAATATGCAGCTGCTGACCCAGAATCAAATCTTTTATGTAAAAACATCGGAACAAATAAACCATTTGAATGATATGTATTACAAAAATAGAGTTGAATGCAGTCCCAATTTTCGGGCAAGTTACTTTCAAAATACATCCAATCAAAATTCCAATACTTTATATTTTGTATTGATATATCATCTTCCATTATGATGCAAGTTTCCGATAATTTACTATCATACCAATTAACAATTGTTTCTATGTGATTCAATGCGGTTGACATTGCAGATAGACATTCTAAAACTTCTTTTTCTACAATTATATCCTTCCATTCGTTATACTTTGAAACATGATACTTAGATGCATTAATTCTATAATAATTTTTTATCCCCCAATGATTAAATTGGGACTCGATTGATTTTTTTCTATCAGTTCTATGATCCAAATTGATATAATAAATTGGAGGAAGGCCTTTAAGTTTATTTTTTAAGTCCATTATTCTCGTTCAAGATCTAATGTAACACAATGAAAAATTCCACTTAAGGTTCTTCCGTGTCTCATAGGCAACATAGCACATTCAATACCATACTTTTCCAATTTTTTTCTAGTAGGATGTTGATTTTCTTCGAGAACGACTAAATTTGGATTAACACTGAATAAATTCATGTTTACCCACTCTGAAGCATTGTTATATCCAGGATAATAACCTATATCTACAGGTTCTGGGCACCAGATTACGTCCCAATTCCTAAAAGGTTCAGGAAGGACATCGACAGATTTAATCCTTGCAGGATTCAATAACATTAGACCTTCACGAAGAAATGCAATTGTAGTATCTATGTGCATATAACTATAAACTCCTTGAAGGAGATGAACTTTTGCACGATTGCCAAGCATTTCTTGAAGTAAATTAGCGCCATATACATTACCACTATTAGATACAAGGTACAAAACATCATCATTTGCACGAATGATATTTGCTGCGTCAAATGCTGGAGTTACCTCTGTCAGTGCAAGAGTATTTTTATCACTTACACAATTTTCATTGTAAAGTTCTTTTTGATATTTGCATGGAACAATAATTGTAGAATCCAAACGATCAATTAAAGATTTCCATGCATTTTTTCTACACTCCAATGGCATAGGAGTTGCAATAGTCAAATCTTTATGCGTAAAAATTACATCTCTTGGACAAAAATTATAATATTCTGTGGGAATTCTTTTTGGCCTTACAACTTCCACACCTTCTCCTAACAGAAACTTAACTAAAGTTTCCAAATCTTCATTTGCTTCATTTATAACTTGTTGGGGATATGGACCAACTAAAACATCTGAGATATCTTTTTTATCAGCATAATTAATTGTACGGACACTTAAATCCATTTCAGGAATTGTTGCATAATCTGCAACTCCTACAATTACCTTTTTTAATTTACCCCATTCATTTTGACTTTTCATTTTTGATTAAGAACCCCTGTAATTTGAATTGCATATCTATCCCTCAAACTAAAATTATAAAATGCATGTATTTCATCGTAATTCCAATAAAAACAATCGCCAGCCTTCCATTTGCAATGAGCGACATCTTTAATTTGCAAAATCTGACCTGGAGAAACATCTTCCAACATTACCATACATCGTATTACATTTTTAGAATCAACATCATTTATTTCTATGTATTTGCCATAAAGATCTGTATGTAAAGGCAAATATTGACCCGGTTTAAAATAATTGACTGCAGGAGCTACTTTGTTCAAAAAAGTAAAATGAGGGATAATATAATCATAAATGCACTTAGGCATGGGATTGGGTAAATGATATTTGTACATAGATAGATTTTCTTTATTGTGCCCAGAATGCAAATACCTATTTACTAAATTTTCATCTTTATGTGTACACAAAGTATAATCAAGATTATGAAAATCTTCGATACACCAGTTTGGTATTATATTATCAATCATGTGAATACGGACATCTTAGTTAAATCAGGGTAATCCCTGTGGCTCCATTTTTTACCGGGAATTTTTTTCCGTTCATTTAGTAATTCAATTCCGATTTTGGCCACCTCGGGAGTCATGTAGTAGTGATAACCCAAGGTATCTATGTCTTGTTCAGCCCATGGACGACTGAGATCACGACCATCATAAGACATTTTCTTAAGTGTATCATAATCTTCTTTCTTTTGCAATAAGATTGCACCACCTCTTCCCAGGTTTAAGTGTTTTTTAAATTGAAAACTTAAACACATGAATGTACCAGGAATATAAGTATTCTCACCCCAAAGAACAGCAGCGTCAATAATATTTGTAAATCCTAGGTAATAATAATCAGACCAATCCTCTTCCCTCCAATACCAATTCAGTCCCAACTTCATGCAAGTCATTGGAACTGAAATATAAGTTCTTTTTGGAACTGTAATATTATCTTCTTTAGTATACCTCAAACAAAGTTCTAAAGCATGAGTACATGAGTCTGTAGCTACAGCATACGGAGCCCCAAAAAAGTCTGCAATTTGACTCTCAAATTCAGTAACATACTCAAACATTTTCGAATTCACTTGGTAAGATTATTCTATCATTTGGTTTTCCATAAGTAAAGAAATCATCTAGAGTGTATTGATCCCTAAGTTCTGTCCACCATTTCTTACAAGCTTTGTATGAAAACTCTAAATCAGATCTTTCTTCTCTTCTATCTACATTTTCCGCATAACTACCAAAATTTTGATTTACTGAAAATAAAGGTAAACAATATGTATTTCCACTATGACCCAGAAAATAATCAACAGTCAAATTTGGACTCATTAACCATTGGACATTGCCTATTGTCTGCGATAAATCAAACTTTCCATCTTTATAATGCAATGACATTAGTTTTTCTGCGTGTCTTCTGTTAATCAAAGAAGCTCCAACACCATGTCCAGATAAGATTGGGTGTAAAAAACATGGGATCATATTGGGATTTTCAAAACTCATTTGAATACAATCCCAATCGTATGGGATATTATTCATCAGATATTCCCAATCAAAGTGCCAGTACTCAATAAAGAATAGATCATAATCATCCTCCATCAACACCAAATGTTTTTCATTGGTATTTTCTAACCAATCCTTTATGATCAACAAATATGAAAGAGCAATACTAACGTCAGTAAGATGTCTATTTTTAATATTTTCTGGAATTGAATTCAAAATAACTAGATCTTTCCAGTCCTCATATGTAGATGATTGGTATTTTGATCCGGATACTTTTGTGTAATTGGATATATCCCAATAGTCATATTGCATTTCAGCGTACTCTTGTCTATCCGACCTTTCATCCAAAGTTAATAATCTAATAGATGGAAGCCCCTTTAGTTTATTACCTAAGTTCATTCCCCAACCTCACTCGGTACGATTATTCTGTCATTAATTTTACCGTAAGTAAAAAATTCTTTCAAAGTATACTGATCTCTAAGTTCAGTCCACCATTTCTCATAAGCCTTATAAGAAAATTCCAAGTCAGTTCTCTCTTGGTTTCTTGAAATATTTTGAGCCCAACTACCAATGTGTCTATTAACGGAAAATAGTGGAATACAATAAGTTTTTCCATTATGACCCAGAAAATAATCTGTTGTAAAATTTGGCATTCCCAATCCCTCATAAGTTGAAATCCCTTTTCCAGCCCATTTGTAATTACATATTTTCTGGGAAAGATCAAACTTTCCATCTTTATAATGTAGACTTATAATTTTTTCTGCATATCTTCTATTAATTAAAGACCCACCACTATCGTGTTTGGGTAAGATTGGATGCAGAAAACACGGAACCTCTTCTTCATTTTCGAAACTCATTTGAATACAATCCCAATCGTATGGGATATTATTCATCAGATATTCCCAATCAAAGTGCCAATGTTCTATGAAACTTAAATCATAATCATCCTCCATTATAATCACATAAGGATCATTCGTTGTTTCCAACCAATTTTTTATGTTGATTAAGTGGGAAAGGGTTATAGAAATTTCTGCAATGTGATGGTTTTTTCTCAGATAATCTTCAGGAAAAGGATTTAAGATAACTAAGTCCTTCCAATCCTGATATGTTGCAAGTTGATATTTGGATCCAGATACTTTTGTATAATTTTTTATACCCCAATAATCATACTGAGTTTCAGTATATTCCTGTCTGTCTTTCCTCTCATCAATTGTAGCCAATATAATCGGCGGAATTCCTTTTAGTTTATCTTTCAAATTCATGATTTACTTCTAAGATTAATTCTTTTCTTTTAGTTGAATTCAAATAAAAAATATCATCCAAATCATAATCTGAAGATTTGTTTTCCCACCAATCAAGGACTAGAACATCGCAATTTTTAGACATATGATTTATTTTTCCATTTCTAAATCCATCACTTATAAAATTATAGTTGGTGGTGAAAATTGGAAGTGAATATGTGACTCCTATTTGATATAAAACAAAGTCTACAGATTGGTAATGATATTCTGGCCAGTTTTTATTGTATCCATAATTTGAATACAATTTGAATTGATTGTTTATGTAATGAAGTCTGATTAGTTTCTCTGCATATGAACGGTTAATCAATATACAACCAGTTGAATGATTGTTTCTAGTCCATTTAGACAGATTCATAGGAATGAATCGTTCTCCAATGATATGAAGTTGGATGCACTCCCAATTACAAGGCAAATTATCTACGAGAGTCTTCCAATTAAAGTTCCAATGATTAACTGTCTCTAAACAGATATCATCTTCAACTACTAAACAAGTTTCAGAAATATTAGATTCGTACCAATCAATTATACCATGTATCCTATCAATTAGGGTAGCAAGAAACCACACCTGTGTCCTAAGTCTATCAGTTTTAACTTTAGATTTCCATTCACTAAAATTGTCTACAGAATATCTGGATGAATTGACTCTGTAGTAATCAGTTATTCCATAATCTGAAAATTGTTTCTCTAAGTATTCTCTACGATCATTTCTATGTTCTAAATTAAAATAATATATTGGAGGAAGGCCCTCTAACTTAGGATTGATGGTCATCTATAATCAACTTTTTCTGTCATTTCATAATCATTTGGTTTTCCATAAGAAAAGAAATCATCTAAAGAAAAATTATCTCTCCTATTCTGCCACCAATCATAATACATATCTCTGCAAAGAAAATGATGTTTCTTTGGTACTTTATCCAAATGCGGATTCTGAGTTATTAGAGGTAATTGATACGTTTTTCCTAGAAAACAAATAAAATCATCCAATGAAACCACCCTATATCCAGTGTTGTATGGATGACTTCCATACTTACGGATTAACATGTACTTTTCTTTAATATAGTGTAAATTGATTAATTTCTGAGCAAAATGCCTATTAATCAATATCGGTCCATAAGCACTAGTAATATCTTTGGGATGAAGGAAGAACTTGATATGGTAACAAGACTCGTATCCTAACTGAACACAATCCCAATCATATGGAATTTTATTCATTAAATACTTCCAATCAAAATGCCAGTGTTCAATTAGATCTAAATCATAGTCATCCTCAAATAAAATCAAATGATCTTCATCGGTTGATTCCAACCAATGTCTAACCATTTCTAGAGTAGATAAAGTAATTGAGGCTGATAACTGGTGTTTTCTTTCTTTAATTTGTTCCGAAAAATGTAAGACACCTTTCCATTCATCGTAATTTTCCACCAAATAATTTGATCCTGAAAATCTTTTTACTTTGGTAAGATTCCATTTTTCAAATTGTTTTTCCATGTAGTTTCTTCTGTCTACTTCTGAGTCCAGATTTAGATAGTATATACTTGGAATTCCTAAAAGTTTATCAGACATACCAGGTTATAATTGAATATCGAGTTCCAGAAATTACAGGCATAATTTCATGAGGGAACATGAAGTTAGAAGGAAACATTACTATAGATCCCTTAGATCCTTTTATGACAATTTCTCTATCGAAAAATGCAAACTCTCCACCTTGATAATCATCATTCAACAGAAAAGAACAACTGACTGATCTTTGTTGTTGTTTAAATGAATCTGTATGTTGAATATAAAACTGACCTTTCTTATACCTTAACAATCCATATCCAGTATCAACTTCAGAAGCTACATCTGGAAATAAATTTCTATATTCATTAATGGCTTTTGAAGCACAAAGATAGAAATCTTCGTCTATCTTTTTTCTAATATCAAAATTTTTTTCAATTACTATCTGTTCAGAAATACCAATAGTATCACAGTTTCTAATTTTATCGTCTACATTTCCAGTACCAACACTTGTAGGAGTCCAGAAACTACATTCAGAATATTCTTGCAAAATTCTATCACATAATTCTACCGGAACAATATTGTCTAATGTAAAAATGTAATCCTCTAGAGATTTTTTAGCTTTAGGTACGATTGTCTTTGGTTCCGGTTTTACTTCTTCAACGATTGGTTCTTTTTCAATAACTTCTTCTACTGGTTTATTTCTTTCGTTGAGTTTATCAAAATATGCATAAGAACAACTACCGCGACTCCTTACATAATGTAAGAATACTTGGGCATAGCATTCACCATCATAAGGTTCTCTCCAATGAGGTGCAATTTTTCCGAGGTATATCATAGCATCACCTGGATTCAGTTCAACAGAACGTTTTTCTCCCGATGGTGTCTCAATGCATATTGGCCAAGTAGCATCACCATTTAAATGAAGTGTTATTGATATCTCACATGCATCTCTATCAACATGGGACAATAACTCGCTTCCTTTTTTATATACCCTAGAATATGCATAAGTGGGCAAAACAGTTTCATCTATAATACTAGAAACTTCTGGTGTTTTTTCACACAGAAGTTCTAGAAAAGAAATATAATTATAAGAAGAGTGGGAATTCGGAGCCTGTTCATCGCCATTTAAATTATTTTCTTCACCATGATTTAAAAATTCAGAAGAAAGTTCTATTGCCTTTTCTTTTGAAATAAAATTGGGCACAATAATGTAATTGTTTTCAATCAATTGATTGTTCATAATTTATAATTTTATAATCAAATTTCTTTCAATAGTTCTTCGATGTCGTAAAATAAATCTTCATCTTCTTCTTCATTCATCACTGGATCTATTGGTGGGATGTGATAATCGGTGGGTGGAATATATGGTTTTTCACTAAATCCATATTCATCTAGTGCATCAACGTCAATTGCATATTCATCGTCAATCTCAATAAATTGAGAACGAAGACGTTCTTCTTCTTCTCTTCTATGTTTTTCTTCTAATTCTAATTTTTCTTTTATGGCAGCTTCTTCCTCTTCGTTTCTTTCAGACCACACATCGATTGCCTGTTTGAATACTCCAAGATCATTAATTTCTAAATTTTGATCAGGTCCAACAAATTCAACTTGGCCCCAAGTGTCATACCATTGAACTGCATGAACAGTTTTTCCTTCAATTTCAGGAACCCAAGTTAAATCTAAATTAGTATATCCATGACCATCCACAAAGATTGAGCCATCTGATGGAATAATTGTTAATCTCATAATTTATTCTCCTGAGTTTTCTGGTAAAACGTTTGTACTTGTTAGTGAAGTCACATTCACGGGTAAAATACCATTTTGTTGGAACGTATCAATATATAGTTGCCTATTTTCAGCATTAGATTTTACAACTTCATTTCGGAAAGACTCTACAGCAGAGCCAGTCTGTCTCTGTTGTTGAGAATTTTCGATAGTCAACATAGGCATCCAAGTTATAGCACATCCCCAATGATCTACATCCTCACCAGTATTTGGGTTCATTCCTCTTACGTGGGTATACCATGAACACTTATGTTCTACACAGTTTTTCCTAATGAGAGGACAAAAATTGCCAGATTCGTTCTTTTTCATATTGACAAAAGTATTTTTTTTTATTCTAACACAGATTAATTAAAACTACAAACGATAACATCAATATATTGAACTCTAAGATCAACATCGATAGTAAATGAAGCCGTACCAGACCATGGGTGAGTGTGAGAGTTGCCTCCTGAAGTTGGTCCACCACCAGTAGATGGACTAGTTCTGGTCCAACCAGTACCATATGCAACATCACCTTGACCTGGAGTTAAATTTAATCCAATAGCGCCACCATTAGGGTGAGTGTGACTTGGTAGTTGTGGAGTGGTTAATGTGGTGTCACCAACAGTTCCACTCATAGGAATAGATGAAGTGGATATTGTTCTCAAACTACCTGGAAATACACTAGTAAATGAAGAAGTTCCACCAGAACCTCCTCCAGTTCCATTCACAACTCTAAGGGTTTTATCATTATGAGTAGTAGATTTAGTCCATCCAGTAGGAGCAGAGGATTGATAGAATATTGATACTGAACTTTGTGGAACAATTCCGTACTTTGAATTCAAAACTGTTGAATCGCCAAAGACTATTCCAGATGATGTTAATTTAGCCATTTTATATGATGTGAACTACGGATGTTATTTGATTATTTATCCATCAAAAGTACAGATGATAACATCTATATATTGAACTGATATACCCACAGTCTGATTTGGTAGTGTAGCCGAACCCCTAAAGGGGTGTGCGTGACTAAGACCCGATCCAGCATTACCCCAACCTGGTTGAGTTTGAGTCCACCCTGTAGAACGAGCCACATCACCACCACTCCATCCAGTAAAACTTCCAGCTGGATTATAAGTTGCAGGAGTTGGATCAAGACCTAAAGCTGTGGGATGAGTGTGTGAAGGAATTTGGGGTGCGGTTAATACAGTTGGTCCCGCACCAATTGAGCAAGTCATAGTTCCACCCAAAGTAAAACTACTCATAGTAGTTGTGAAACTATTTGTTCCACCAGAACCTCCTCCACTTCCAGATACTACTCTAAGTGCCTTATTATTTTGAGTCGTCACTTTAGTCCATCCAGTAGGAGCCGAAGCTTGATAAAAAACCCAAGCAGTACTGGTAGGAAAAATTCCTCTCTTTGAATTTAATTCATCTACTGTGGGAGTGATTGCAAATCTTATTCCACTGGATGTCAATTGAGCCATGGTTTATATTAAGATATTACCTACGTTTAGAGTATTTATAAGTCAATATTTATTCTCGTGTTTTTGGAGAATTACACTCATTACAATAATAACTAAATTTTTGCTTAAAATGTTTTACGTATTGATAATAGTCTTCATTTAGTGGTTTAGTCTCACCACATTTACTACATGTCCTTTCCGTATTGTTTTTTTGCTCGCTTGAGATCTT